TGCCAACGGAGATGTGACGACTGCACAACCTGTAAACAATTATCTAGTTCCCCAGTAAACTAAATAGATAAAGAGAAATACTATACTGCCGACGATAGAGGAAAGCTATGTCATCGATTATCAAAAGGATTCCTATTGCCATTGGAATCAAACCAAATCAAGTCACAACGTTTACAAATAAAACTATTGACGGGACGCAGAATACTCTGCAAAATATTCCAACAGGTGCTCTACAATATAGCACCATCAGTATCAATGGCAACGCTATTCCTCTAGGTGGCAACATCAACTTACAGGTAGAAGGTGGGACTCCAATTGTCAACACCGACACTACTTATTCTATAAAAGCATCTACTATTTCTGGTGGTGCTCGTTTTGATTTAGACGCTGGCGGGTCTGGTACTGGCACAGACTCTATCGAATTTTTGGGTGGTGGTAGTGTCACCGTAACTAGGTCTAATGATAATACTATTGTTATTAGTGACGCTGGTGGCGGTGTAGCAGGAAACTTTATTACTGCAAGTAGCACCGATACTCTACTCAACAAAGATATTGATGGTAACAACAACACCATCTCAAATATTGCAAACGATTCACTAGTCAATAGTGGTATTACTATTAATGATACTCTTGTCCAGTTGGGTGGAAGTATTACTGTTGCTGGAGGCGGTGGCGGTGGTGATGTAACAGGCAGCTCTGTTACTACCTTCACAAACAAAACCATTAGTGGTATCAACAACACTCTCCTAAGTATTGATAAATCCTCTATCAAACAAGAGCATCGTTACATCTCTATTAATGGCACACAAGTAGAGCTAGGCACTAACTTTAACGTTAGTGGTCTTGGTGATGTAACCACCACAGGTGAGCAAGACCTATCAAACAAATCCCTACTCGCTCCTATCATCTCTGATGGTGTTATTATTGGCACGTTAAATGCTGGTGGTGCTGGCAACACTGGGTCTAGTGGTCAAGTCTTAGTATCCAATGGATCTTCAAATGCACCTACTTGGCAGAATGCAAATAGGACTACAGAAACTGACCTAACATTTGGTCCTGGTATTGCATCATCTTCTGGCAATACATTCAACGGGTCAAATGGCACAACTATTTCTGTTGATACTAGCACAATTGCTACACTAGTTGGGACACAGACTCTACAAAACAAAACATTTGAGTCTCCAACTTTATCTGATTCAACATATAATGTAACTCTGCCCACCCTCGCAGCAAATGACCAGTTAGTAACGGAAGATGCTACTCAAACTCTAACCAATAAAACTTTAGATGCTGTAAACCTAACTGGTGACCTAAAAGTTGGCGGTGCATCTGGTGGTAGCGGACAAGTAATCGTTTCTGATGGTGCTGGTGGTCTCAGTTGGGGTGCTGGTGGCGGTGGCGGTGGGTCAGGTGATGTCACTGGTCCATCAAATGCTCTTGATGAATCTGTTGCTAGATATGATGCAACTACTGGTAAAGTCCTACAGAATTCTCTAGTAACTATTTCAGACACTGGTGCTATTACTGCACCTGCTGCAAGTAGCATCATTCCATTCCTATACAGCACTCAAGGAGACTTCCCAAGTGCTACAACATATCATGGTGCAATTGCACACAGTCATGCAGATGGCGCAATGTTCTTTGCACACGCTGGTAGCTGGGTGCAAATGGCAAATGCTGCTGATGTAACTGTTGCTAGCAGGACTACACACAGTGCTAATACTGGAAGTTTATCAAATAACGCTACTGCATACCCAGACATCACGGGTGGATACAAGTCATACTTACTCTTCAAAGTCAATGTAAGTCATGGCGCATGGGTAAGAGTTTACACATCTAAAGCAGCAAGAAGTGCAGACTCCAGCAGAAATATTGACACCGACCCACAACCAGGAAGTGGTGTATTAGCAGAAGTTATTACCTCTACTACAAACCAAACACAAGTCCTATCACCTGGCGTCATTGGATTTAATGATGAAACCACGCCAGTCGGTGAATTTTATCTTGCTGTTACCAATTTATCTGGATCTTCCCAGAGCATTACTGTTACACTAACCGCACTTAAGTTAGAGGCATGATGAAAGAATACATCGTAACCTGTAAAACTAAAGAGGACTTACAGAGTCTCTATGACGACATGGAGACTCCTGGGGGGAATTTATATATCCCAGATAGAGAAGTAGAAGTCGCAAAAAGAAGACCAATCAGTCGTAACACACACTACATGCTGACTGACGAAGAAGCAGAATCTTTAAGAGATGATTCTAGAGTTTTATATGTAGGTCTAACACCTGAAGAGTTAGGTATTACTTTCCATCCTGCATGGACCATGACTGCCGAAGAAGCAGCTAGTGATGTAGAACCAGAAGATAGTCCAAATTATACAGAGACATCTAATAGATGGAGTAAAACAACTAACGTATCAGATAATTTTAGAAACTGGGGTATTCCTAGATGTCTTAATGGCACCACACCAGATACTAGTTGGGGAAACGACACTGGAGGAGGATTCACACCAAATATTTTCTCCAACTCTACTGATGTGACATGTAGAGTTACAGCTACTGGAAAAAATGTAGATGTTGTTATTGTAGATGGATGTATTGACCCAGCACACCCTGAATTTCAGGTCAATTATGTTGGCACTGGTGGTAGTAGAGTCAATCAATTTAACTGGCTTTCTCTTCGCTCGGAAGTTGAAGGCGCAACAAAGGGTAATTA